TCATTGATTTTACGCAGACTTTCATTGTAGGCTTCTACTTCAGTGAGGTTGCTGCTACGATAATTCCTTAGAGCCTCAATGTCACTACGCTGATAATTGTCACGCAGGGCCTTGAGGATCTCATTTTTCTTTTCTTCACTGGTAATGATGCCGTCATTGTAGTCATTTACAATTCTTTGTACATCTTCACCATACTTTTGTTCTTGGCTTAGGTTTGCAGTCTGGCTATCTTTTAAGAACTTGTCGTAGTCTTCACGCTTCTTTTTAATGTCGTCAACTAATTTTTTGACTTCTTCAGCGTACTTTTTATTTGCCTGTAGACTGTCAACTAGACCATTGACTTCATCTGTAATCTGTTGTTTGCGAGTGGCACTAAGTTCTTCAACACTGACCTTTTGACGCTTGGCTTCAGCAGTAAAGGCTTCATAGACTAATTTTTGACGTTCTTTTTCATCACTGTCTAAACGGCTAAGTGTGATCTCCTGCTGCAACTTGTTGATAAAATCTGTATATTCATTTTTCGCCTGAGCGGCTGTAATGCCTGCTCGTCTTAGGGCTTCTGCTTTGCGATCCTGTGCTACCGCACTGTCATTAGTTGTTTCAACTAGGTCTTTGGTAGTTTTGCCCAAGGATTCTTGTGCAGTTTTGTTTTTGGCAATTTCTACTTCGGATTTTTTGGCTGCTTCTGCATAGGCATCAAATGGATTTTCAAAATTTAACAGGGCCTTAATTGCTGCACCAAAACCAGCCAATTGCGGAATCACAAGATCTAAAGCCTTACCTAGTACATCAAGAATCACTCTGGCCAAAGGTGCTAGTTCTTTGGCAAAATAGACCACTGCGGCACCTGCGGCAACCAAGGCTGCGGTCACAGGAGCAAATACCACTGCTAGACCTGCTAGTGCAATACCTGCTACCTTGGCAATGTCAGTTAGGTCTCTTAAATTTTCTCTTACAAAATCTATAACTGAGACTAGAGCATCAGCACTGCCTGTCTGCTCCATAAAGGCACGACCTAGGTCAGTGAAACTGTTCTTTAATTGCGTAATAGCCTGGCCAACTGTACGACCTGTTCGGCCAAACTCATCATTAATCTGTTTTGTGGCATCAACCAAGGCCAAACTTACAACTTCTGCAGTCAATAGACCCTTGCTGGCATATTCTTTAAGGTCTTCTCTGGCAATACCTGAAAACTTACTGACCTTATTTAAGATATCCGGAATGGTGTCTGCAATGCTACGAAATTCATCGCCTTGAAACTTACCACTTTGTAGAGCCTGTGCAAACTGTGTGATAGCACCACTGGCAGCAGGACCAGTGGCCCCAGATATGGCCAATAATTTGTTAAAGTTTTCTGTAACAACTGCAACTTCTTTACCACTGATACGAGCAGTATCCTGTGCCCTACTTAATTTTGAAAACAGGTCAACTGTTTCACCTAATGGTGTTGCAGTCTTTTGTGCAATCTTGAAAACTGTCTCATAGTTGTCAGCAAATTCTGCCTGACTCTTGCTGACTAGTTTTAATTTGTTGTCTAAACTCTGTACTGTGTCAACGAAATCTAATGTGGCCTTACTAGCTACCGCTGCTACGAAACCTAGTGCGGCAGTTTTCAGGCCATTAAATGTTTTTGTCAAAGACGAAGCACTGCGATCAATGCGGTCAACACCGTCATCGATATCTCTTAATCCCCTACTAGCCTCGTCTATAAGACGGACGGTTATTGAGGTGTCTGCCATTCATCGCTCCCTTTTGTCTCTTTTCTTCCATGCGGTAGAATACTGCCCATGTACGAAATTCCAGCGTTGACATTTCCATTATTTCCGATACGGATTTTTTCAGTTCTTTCGCTAGAAAAAATATGAACCATAAATCCGTATCTTCCTTTAGTTTTTTTCTATTTCACCTACTGAAGGCAAGTCACTGCCATTCAATACACGACTTAGTTTTAGAACTACTGCTGGATCTGCTTCATTCATTAGAGCAGCACGATCGGCCTGTTGGAAAAGAGGTTTACCTTCTTTGTCAAGAGCCTTGTCTAACACTGTCTGCACCAATGCTTCCACATTCTTTCCCTGTGTGGCCAATTCTACAATTTTTGCTTCTTGTTTAAGATTGGAAATTTCTCTGTAGTACACAGTCATGTCCCATTCTTCAACATAATGTTCTTTTAGGGCACCTGCAAGTTTACCTTGAAAGTGTTTTTGAGCCCTTTGTATTGCTGATAATTTGTCTGTCATTTTAATATTTTCCCCGTTGTTGTTTTGTTAGAGCGGCCTGTATGCCCTGTCGCACAAAGCCTTGTCTTGCTTGACGAGAACTTCCACTTTCCAGTTTGCCAATGTATGGCACACGGTTTTCAACAGTGTCTTGTCTAGTCTTCCATCCTCGTCTTGCTTGACCTGTCTTAATTGGTGTTCTAGCAGCAATTTCAGTTCTGACAGATTCAACAAGTGCCGCATTGGACTTTTGAATGTCCTCTGTAAGACCCTTGACTGCCTTAACTAAACTGGCTGCTGACACCAAGAGACGCATTAGAACTTCCAGTTTGTTAGGGTTGGCGAACCATAACCCTGGAAACTTACTGATGCTGTCATTAGACCATCGTAGGTGTTTGTAACACTGAATGATGTCACAATGATTGTACCTGCGATCTTGCTGGTAGATGTATTGTTTGCATCAGCATACAGTTCAACTGTGACACCGGTATCGGTATCTGTATTGAATGCTGTATTGACCGCAGCGTTTTCACTGTCGGTGTATACAATCTCCAGGCTTCCTGTCCAGGTCTGTAAACCCTTTAGGAATTTACGATGACCATCACCCATTGATGTGCTTTCAACTACATCGCGGGTGAAATCTACTGTCCAAGAGCGAACCTCTGCGATTGCCACAGGGCTGCCCGTTGGAGAATCTAATGTTCCGCCAGATACAATCTTAACAGAACCATTACTTCCTTCATAAACCATGTTCATTCTCCTTAGTTATGGCTTCTTCACTGCTAGGCAGAGGATCAATTCCTGCTGCTTCCTGTACAGGCATTGGCTCAGGCTCTGGAGGAATGATTTCCGCCTTTGCTCGCACAATACCTGGTTTGGCCTTAGGCTTTTCCTGATAAAAGGTCCAACCTGCTGCCAAATACTTCCATAGAAATCGTTCTTTGACTTCTATTGAAACTCCGTCTTTGTAAACTTTCATCAGTTTACTCCTTTTGAATATTTGTAACGCACTGTTACCAACATTTCTATCTCACCCAAAGGTGGGATGCGTTGTATAACATTTATTTGGGTGACTTGGGTAGTAATCGCTCTATTAGAGGTGTTACCCCTGTAACGATCCGAGTCCAAAGTTTCTTCAATTCGTTCAATAAATTCATTTTTTAACTGGTCAAGATTTCCTTGACTGCCTCTTACAAATCCCCTTATCGTGTAGTTAATGAATCCGCGACGACTGACAGCCATGCTGATGTCTTCACGAAGTTCATTGCCCGTGTTTACTAGGATTGCGGGGAATTGGCTTATGGCCAGTTTCTCTACGTCAAATGGATCGCGAGTAACCAGCACTGGTTTTGGATCCTGCATGTCACGCAGAACCTTTACGATGTTCTCGGCAAATTCTTCTCTTAATGACATGGCTTATCTCTTCAAGCGAAGAAAATAAGTTGGTTCCTTTTCCACATTAGAATAGGTGCTATCTTGATCAATATCATAATTCACACCATCCTGGATGACCAAATCTATCTCTTCTGCATACAATTTTTTATAATAATCTAACTTGACTTGAAAAACATCGAGGTCAGGTTCAAATTTGCTTAACCTAGGGTAAATGTAATATCCTAATGCACAGTATACAGTGGCCCTTGTTAATTGATCAGGGTCGAGCAAATCAGCATTCATTTCTGTAAATGTGCCAATTATGGTAATATCATAACGACCAATCTGCTGTGTTGGCCACCAGCGTATTCTTAAGATACGCTCAACATCTGCTTGTGCTTTGGTTAATGCATCATCAAAATTTGAAATACCAAAATTCAGTATATCTGGTTCAAATTCAATAACATCTGAAATTGTAGCGAATTGTGACATTCGGCCTCCATATGTCCTTCATAGGGGATTGGCAAGGTCCTTCCTTGACATTGTATTTATTGGAATGTAAACTTATGTGTAGGAAACACAATATAATGATAAGAAAATATCCATCAAACCAACATCAATTTGATTATAACAATAATAAAGCAAATGCAAAAAGAAGGGGTATTGAATGGCAATTAACTTGGGAAGAATGGTGGCATCTTTGGCAACCATATTATCATCTACGTGGTAGAACAAATGGTAGTTATCAACTATGTAGAAATGGTGATAGTGGCCCTTACAGTATTAATAATTGTTATATTGCAACAAGAGAACAAAATCGTAAAGAACAAAGATTAAATTTGAAATGCAATTATAAAAAAGTAACTCTTATTAATAAAATAACTTCAGAAGAATTAGAATTTAATACAGTTAAATTAGCATCAGAATTTTTAAAGATAAAAGATGCAAATTTTATGAAATATATGCGAGCAAATAGAACGGATTGGAAATTGAAATAGAAAAAGGGACCGAAGTCCCTTTCTCATGA